AGGAACCTTCTGATCAATCATAAACTGTGTGAGGGGGTCTTTATTATCACCTCGTACAGTACGGATGTAATATGGAGAGTGACGAGCATGTATACCACTGGCACTGTCAACCAACTGCGAGACAGTACCCGAAGGTTTGACGCAGGTAATAGCAGCAGACTGAGGTATACCAAGCAGATCAGCATATTCATGATTAGTAGCCAGTGCGACATTTCGTAAGTCATCTAGTGTCTTCTCCAATTTAGAATTAACTGCAGTCATCAATGGATTGTCCATGATACCTGTTAGTGATACACCTAAGAGTCTTTCTTCTTCTGTGTTTCTTTGCCAGATTTTACGTAGGTATGGAAATCGGGTGTAGGAAGATTGAATAGTGCCAAGAATCGTTGCCACTTTGACTTTACGTTTAAGATCTTCATAAGTATCTGTTGCCCTAACAACAACCTCTGTAAGATTGCAGAACTGATACGGTCTAAGTATGATCTCGCTGCAAGGATTAGTTCCAAACTCATAGTTCGGATCACGTCTGCCATACTTCTCAGCTTGTTTCTTAGATGCTTCACGATTAAATATACCTCTCTCACCTGATTTACTTTCTACCAACGCAGTCCACTCACGCATGAATGTTTCTATGTCGGGCTTCTCTGTGTAGCATACAGAGTTATTAGCCAACGCTCTGTGTGCTGCTGTCTCCCACCACTGCCCTGACTTAGCATGACGCATACGGTCATCACTAAGGTTAGATAAAGAGATCATAGCACTACGTCTGACACCACCTACTACAACTATCTGACCAATGAAACACATCAAGTCATGACATTCCATACTAGATAGCTTGCGTCCTTTTGCATTCTTGAATGTTGTAATTGTAAAATTAAACAACTCGACAAGAGGTCCAGGTCCACTGGCTCTACCACCAAATGTTTTTAGTCTAGAACCTGCAGGACGTACAAGACCTATATCCCACTGAGGAATTTCACCAGACCATAGCAAAGCTAATAGTTGTCTATATGCTTTAGCCCAGCCTTCTTTACTGTCCTTAACAACGATAGTAGTTTCGCTTTCAAATAATTGATCAGGTACTTCAGGTAGCTTCTGTACGTGCTGACGCTCAACACTAAAACCTACACCAGTACCACAAAGCAGGATAAACATAGCTTCATCAAAACTTTTAGGATCATCTACTGGTAGATAGCTACAGTTATATCCTGCTGTGTTGTCTCTTGCTAGAGCAGCACCTGCAGTCATCATGGCTCTCATGCTTGGCATTACATCTAAGCTGAGTATAGCTTGTTCAATCTGATTGACATATGAATCATCGCCTAGCACTGGACGTACTACGTTATCAACGTAGCGTCCTACTGTCTCAGCCCATGACTCACGGCCTTTGCCATCTACATACTTAGCATAGCGTGATTGGTGTATAAAACTCTGATAGTCTGTTGGTAATAAGTTACTCATCTTTTCCTCCGTAATCCCTAGTAAATACCCACACTGCTCCTGCTATAATACAGAACAGTATAAACATAGCCATGTATATTTCTGTCATCTGTTATCCCCACTTCCTTTTAATGTTCCTCGTTCTTGTCTACTCTTTAGCTTTGCTAGGTTCTTCAACGCTACTTCTGCCATGTCTACCTCTAAGTCACGACACAGCGCAGCAATGTACCACAGCACGTCACCAATCTCTGCAGCTATGGCTTCCTTGTCAAACGTACCATCACGCAGCATTTTCTTAATCTTACCTTGCACTTCACCTGCTTCATTACCCAAGCCCAACGCAGGGTAGATAATAGGATCAGCATAAATAGCAGTCTTTACTGCTTCCTGTTGATAGTATCCCATGTCCATCACAGGTGATTGCATATCTGCAAAGTGATCTATGTCCTCTTGTGTTATCATTCTCTTTCCTTAACCAATAAATTATATATTCTAATATCATCTACATCATGCATAACATTACTTACTAAGTCATGCACATCTTCTGTATGTCCTTCTTCGTGAGCAGATAAGAAGTTGTTATCCTCGTCTACCTCCATCACATACGTGACACTAAACTTACGTATCATTTGTGCTTCTCTTTGTATACCTCAATAAGTTTTTCTACATACCATCTAGCTTTCTTCAGATCTTCAAGACCATTCTTATATCTGTATCGCCAAATGTATTTAATTATATTACCCTGTAAGTACCCCTCACGTTGCTCATGTGTAGCTGCAAGTATAGCTTCAATACATTCTATACCTGCCTGATTGTAATGAGGTGGTTTATTTACATTATCTTCTTTAAACATTTCATTTATCTTTTCATCAGGAAAATCCTTGAATACATCTTCCAAGGTAAACTCTTCTTCTTTGCTCATGCTTCACCCAAAGTCTTTGTCCATTTAGTTAGTTTTATTACGTTACCTTCTTTGGTATACTCCATGTCTTTCTTTAGTTCAAGCTCTGATTCAGCATACTGTTTAGGAAACATTTCTTTTAGTATAGTATGTCTTGCATCATCGAAGTACTCCATGAGTTCAGGATAGTCTTCAAGCACTGCTGTGGTTGCAGCCATAGTGAGTGCATAGTCCATCGCATTTCTCATAGCTTCAGGATACTTAGACTCACCAAATATTAATCCTGTCTTTAGTACACCTGTCCATTCGCCATCTTCTACGTCAGGACTAATGATGATAGCAACATCACCGTCTTTTACTTCATAACCCATCAGCTTCTCCTTTTAACTATGATGCGCTGATCTTTCATACGCTTACCTTTTTCTATCAGCCAACCTTCTGGTATCAAACGATGTGCCCACTTAAAACCTTTTTGTTCACACCAATCACAATACCTAGACTTGGCTCCTTTGTATAGTCTAGCTTTAGCATTACTGAATACAAACCTGATGTCTAGCTTTGGGTGCTGTCTCTGTATCTCTATGTGTTTGCGTCTGTCTGCTGCGCTGAATATACCTTTAGTCTCTATTATTATTCCGTTGTCTAATTCAAAGTCAGGTGTGTATGTGCGATAGCGTAAGTCTTCCCACTCTATCTTTATCTTTTCATACTCTACTGTCTTCTGTCTAGTCTTTAGAAACGCAGCAGCCTCTTGTTCAAGACCGCTACGATATAATCTTTTATTATGTCTACGTGGCAAGACCATCACCTATGAGAACGTAGTCAACTTCAGGTGGATTCTTTGCTTTAGATACCCTTGAAGGTAGTGTCTTTAAACCCTTCCAACACTTATGCTTGAAGCTACAAAACTTACATGCACTGTTGAGTATGAGGTTACCTGATTGCTTCTTAAAGTATGTTTCAGGTACAGGTTCAAAGCATCTTTTGAATGGCTCATCTTTCTCTATGTAATTTACCGTTTCTTGGATGTCCTTAATTACCTGCTCAGAGTCAACCTCCGAAGCACTGACATACTTAAACTCACCGTTGCCTTTGTTGACCACCCACCAACCGCCAACTTCTTTTCCTGCGGCCTTAGAATAGCCCACTAATTGTGGTATATAACCGAAGCCATCGCCCTTCTGTAAAGATTCGAATGAGTCAAACTTGTTAGCGTATGACCAAGGTGAGGCAGACTTTACATCATCTATCTTGCCATCCATTTCCATGTCGTACTCACCCTGTATCTCCTGTCCATCTGGTAGCTTGAGTGTGACGTTATCATTGTCTTTGAACTCAGCACCTGATGCACGTAGCAACCCTTTGAACACAGCTTCAACTAGATCGCCTAGTAGCATGTTAATTAGGAAGTGTGGAGGTAAAGGTATCTTACCTTCAGGATCATTCTTTTCGAACCACAACTGGCACTTGGGTCTGCCTATGTTAGACATACGTAGCTTGAACTCATCACGTGGTGGCGAGTTAAACTGTTTATCCAACGCAGCTTTAACATCGGAGGCAACCTGATTGGCTACCTCCTCTGTCATTGTAGCTTCACCGTTCATAGCCTTTTGCAAATAGCTAAAGACTTGTAGTTCAGCAGGGTGATTCATTACTCATCCACCTCTACAAAGTCATTGTTGAGTATTTCTTCAACAAGTTTAGCATCAGCAGCCGTATCAATATTGGCACGTTCATGATGTAAGTCCAGTATCTTACCGTTGCTATACTCAATAAGTTCTAAGAAGTCTTTGAGTGTATCGTTGTCTACGCTGCTAAGTTCTACAGCATCACCAAGTGTGGCATGTATCTTACCAAACTTAGCACCAGTAGGTATGCTATCTTCTATACCTTCTAGCTTAATGGTAGACATGATAGGAAGAGTGTTCTTCTTCTTGAGGTGACCCATGACACCGTTGATACTCTTTAAGCTGTCACGGTTCTTAACATCCATTACAAATGGTATGGACTCGACTGCACCTACAGCTTCACCCTTCTCATTAGTCGGATTGTCTAGTGTAACTGTACCGTAGTAGACTACGACACGCTTGACTGATCGTATCACTTGCTTGGTAGCATCATCTAATGCATTCCAATCTTCGATGTAACCAGTAGGTCTGCCTAAGTTAAACCCACCAATGCTATCTTTCAAGTCACCGTTGAGAGAGTTAGACATCACAGACTTTTCCATCTCTTCTGTGTCACTGTTCCATCTCTGCCACTGATTGCGTTGGGCAAAGACACGAACCGTAGCACCTACACTGTAGACAATATCATCCCCAGTCTTCAGGGTGAATGCACCTACAGGTACTACCTCTGTCTTTATCATCTTACCATTGAGATCAACTTCACCCATGATAGGTTGATGCAACATTCCTAAACGTGAGATCGAAGGAGTGTACTCTTGTGAAGGTGTAGATGATACACCCATGAGTTCTGCCATCGACTGACCACGTTCTGTTGCTACTGCTAGTTCTGTACTCATTCTATATCCTTTTCTATAGAGTCAAAGAGCCTTAGTTATACACTATATATCAACTGTGTCAAGCCAGTTGTTACCTATTTTTGCTTCTAAAAGCATAGGCACATTCATTTCTATACCATATGTCTCCTCTATTATTTTGTTTAAATCTTGGTTGAGTGTCCACACCATTGACAATACTAAATCTTTCTCGTCAGGATGTACGTCAACCACCATAGAATCGTGTACAGTATTGACTAAACACGACTTCATATGTCGCAAACGTTCATGCATCTCATTCAATACAACTGGAACTACATCGCCTGTAGCAAAGCCTTGCACTGGATAGTTCTTTATCATAGTGAAGTGCGTTGGCACTCCGCTGTGGCGTCTTGTCACATCAGGAAAAGCATACTGTCTACCTGATATGTTTGTTATCTTCAGAAAGCGTAGTGCTTCCTCTGCTAGGTTCTTGTGCCAGTTAGCTATGCCTTTATACTTTTCG